CAACACTTCCAGCTTCGTGACTTCGAACGGCGTGGTGCCGTCGTTGCGGAACCAGAGCATCACACCCTGCCATGGATTGTCCGGTGGCGGCCGATCTTTCCATTTGAAAGCAATGAACGGCAGCCGTTCTTTTGCTGCCTCGCGGCGATCTTTTAATTGCCATGCAAAGGCGATGAAGCCGGGTAGGGCTACGAAGACCGGCCACAGTGTTGCGGCCAGCCAGCCAAAATCGATGTCTATCGGTATCGAGCCGATTTCCATTGGTAAATTCCCCCAAGCGGCGGCAGTGTTGCCGACTGCTGATTATGTATCGAGAGGTAAGGGCGCGTCTTGCCATTTCCTATCGATCCTTCTGCTTGCGCCTGGACGTGAAGGCGCTGACACCGGACTTGTCCCCCAAGCCCTCAACATCGCGCGTTCCCGCCGCGATGCCGGTTGTCAGCGCCTTCTCGCCCCGGCGTGGGGATTTTTTGTCCTGTCCGCCCTGCGCCGGGGGCCTCTGACTGTCCTCCAACTCTCCGGGGCCGCCTGTCGGTTGATGCGCCTCTTGCGCGCTCCGGAGCTTTTTGCGGGCGCTGTCCAGTTGGGTGAGCGCCGTGCGCATTTCGGGGGAGACGGGAATAATGATCTTTCTCATGGACGCATCGTTGCATGCGCCGCAGCGCCGATCATGCGTCAACTGCCTGCTGCTTTGACTCATGAGGTGGCGGCATGAGCGTCTGTCCCAAGTGCAGAAAACTTTTCGACTGTGAGTGCTTTAGCCAAGCCGCGGTGGCCATAGCTCAAAGAAAGTTATCCCGCCCGCTACTCCTCGATACCGGAGAAAGCCCTGCCATGACCCGCGCCCGGCGGGAGTCCCGTCAACGTCTCAAACCCCACCTCGGCGGCGTCGATAAAGTTTTCCAGCGTCAACATGGTGCGTCTGGCCAGCAAGGGGTCGGTGCTAACAACGCGCCGCAGGCTGCGGTCGGCGTCCATGTGGATTGCCTCAATAAATGCCGGTCCATCCGCCCGCTCGGCGGCCAGTCTAGCGACAAGCGCAGCCAATATTGCTCGGGTGACAAGATTGTCGCCAATGCTGTGACCAATCTCCAAGGCGCCGTCGTCGGGACCGTAGCCGTCTTCATCGTCGTTCATGCGCTTTCACTCCTTGTCGCTGCGATGCTGTTTCTCGTGGTCATTCTGCGAGGGTCGCCATGAACCCGCTTTTTCGCACCGAACTCAAGGGCGTGGTCAAGCTGGCCGTGGTGGAAGCGGGTGGGCAGGAGAACTGCGCCAATGTTTCCGGGCGTATTCGCCGCGCCGCTGCCTTTTCCGACTATGCCAATGCCGCCCTCGATGACCGGCATATTCCGTTAGATGTCGCGGTCGAAATCGATGCCTTCAATGGCAATGGCCGCATTCTGAAAGCTGCGGCGGCGCTGCTCGGCTTTGTGCTGTTCAGGCTGCCCGAGGTGGCGCTGAACGGCGCCAGCCTGGGCAAGCTGACCGGCAAGGCGATGAAAGAATGCGCCGATGTGTTTTCGCGTCTCGGCGACATGATGGATGACGACCGGATCACCCATTGCGAATTGCCGGGTTTCGAGCGCGAGGTCGACGAGGCCATTGCCAAGCTGGTCAGGCTCAAGATGCAAGTCCGCGCCGAAGCCGTGGAGGCCGAGTGATGGCCCGGGCCGGACGCTTCTCGATTCATGGCGGGGCAATGTCGCCAAAGGTGCGCGAACAGGCTGCGCATGCGCGGCTGGTGGTCGACCTGCATCGTGGCGGTAATGGCGACCATGTCGCCATGCTCACCACCGAGGGCGTGCTTGGCTATCTGCCGGTGCATCGCAGCCATTTCGCCGAGTTGCGCCGGGCGCTCGATGCTGCCGAAGCGCGTTGTGACGAGCTCGACGACAAGCCCGATCCACTTTACCCGCTGCCGCCGGAAAGGCTGGTGTTCTGATGAGCATTCCGGCCCATGCCTTTGCCGATCTGTTTCCCATGCTCAGCCCGGCTGATGCCGAGGCGCTGCGCGCCGACATCGCGGCCAATGGGCTGCGCGAGCGGATTGTTATTCTCGGCGGGGAAATCCTCGATGGGCGCAACCGCTATAAGGCGGCTGTCGCTGCCGGTGTGGTGGCAGAAGGTCTGCCGCCTGATGGTGATGATCTCTGGGCCAGCCATTTCCGACGCTTCGTACCGGCGCAGGACGGCGACCCGCTGGCCTGGGTGCTGAGCAAGAACCTGCATCGTCGCCATTTGAGCGAGGGCCAAAGGGCGATGCTGGCGGCTGATATCGCCAGGCTGGGGCAGGGGCGCCGCGCCAATTGCGAAAACAAACCGGCAAATTTGCCGGTTTATCCCAGCCAGCCGCAGGCAGCGGAAATGCTGCATGTGTCGGAACGCTCGGTGCGCTCTGCCGCCAAGGTGCGGGATGAGGGCGCGCCGGAGCTGGTTGAAAAGGTGCGCGCTGGCGAAGTGGCGGTGTCGGCGGCGGCGGATATTGCCAGCCTGCCGGTAACCGAGCAGTTGCGGATTCTGCGCGAGAACAATCCGCGGGAATTCCGGCGGGCTGTCAAAGATCATCGGCAGGTCGCGCAGGCAGAGAAGAAAGAGCGGAGACAGGAGCGCGAGGCAGAGCTGGCCGAGAAAATCGCCGCGCTGCCGCAAAAGCGCTTCGGTGTCATTCTTGCCGATCCGGAATGGCGATTTGAGACCTATAGCGCCGAAACCGGGATGGACCGGGCGGCGGACAATCATTATCCGACCTCGCCGCTGCCGGTAATCAAGTCGCGGCCCGTCGCCGATATTGCTGCCGATGATTGCGCCTTGATGCTCTGGGCGACGGTGCCGATGCTGCCGCAGGCTTTGGAAGTCATGGCGGCCTGGGGCTTTGCCTACAAGTCGCATGCGATCTGGATGAAGGATCGGGTCGGTACCGGTTACTGGTTCCGCAATCAGCATGAAATCCTGCTGCTGGGTACGCGTGGAAAGGTGCCTGCACCAGCCATGGGCGACCAGTTCAAATCTGCGCTGGCTCACGCCGTCGGTGAGCATTCTGCCAAACCGCCCTTCGCGCATGAGATTGCCGAGGCCTATTGGCCCAGCCTGCCCAAGATCGAGCTGAATGCGCGGATGCGTCGTCCCGGCTGGGATGCCTGGGGGTTGGAGGCGCCTGAGCAGGTTCATGCAGCGAGCGAGTCCATACGCATTTCCAAGGCGGAAGCCGAGCCGATCCTGCGCGCCCGCTACGACGGCGACAATGGCCAGGAGCTGGCCGACGAGCTGGGCGTGCCGATCAACACAATTCGCTCTTGGGCACACAGGCTGGGTCTTTCCAGCAAGGCGCGCGATGTCGCGCGGTCGGCTGCCCAGATTGCCGAAGTCAATGCCAGGAGACAGGGAGAACAGGCATGAGTGTGTCCGTGGCGGTGAAGTCCACCGACAAGAATTATCTGGGCGGCGTGGCGATGCGCATATCGATCCGCAAAAAGGGCGGAGGGCGTGTTGCTCTGGCAAAAGCTCTGGTCGCGGTTGGCGAGCCGCAGCCTGCGTCCAACTCCCGCCGCATGAGTGAATGGCAGGCGCAGCATCAGCCGCGCTATCGGATCGGTGATGGCAAGGGGCTTTATCTGCGCGGAGACGGGCTGGGCGTCACCACTTGTAGCCGCGAGGCGTGGTTTGGCGACGAGCGTCAGGTGCGCAACGCACTGTCCTGTTTCGCTGCCGCTGCCGAGATGCATCCGATGCGCGTCATCGACAGCAAGCTGCCCCAGCGGGCGGTCATCCGGCAATTATGGGGCGCGGAATAGCAGTCCGCATGTAACGCCCGCTTACATTTCAAAAATTCTGAGAGGCCGAAATGGCGGTTGAAGACAGCGTTGCGCAGGATCAGTTGCGCGCCTTTATCGAGCGCATCGAGCGCATGGAGGAAGAAAAGGCCTCCATTGCAGCAGATATCAAGGAAATCTACGCCGAGGCCAAGGGGAACGGCTTCGATACCAAAATCCTACGTAAGATCGTCTCCATTCGAAAGATGGATGCCAATGAGCGGATGGAGCAGGAGGCTTTGCTTGAGCTGTACCTCTCGGCGCTCGGGATGATCGAAGACCCCGAGCCTGCCCCAGAGAGCCGAGCTGCACAGGCTTTCGAAAAAACAAAGCAGAAAGTCCGCAAGCGGATTGGCGAAGGCTGGTCCCCAACCGGATTCGAAACTGGAGCAGGCGTATGAAAATCATCACTGTCTGGCAGCCTTATGCGAGCCTGATCGCCATTGGCATGAAGCCATTCGAGTTTCGGGGCTGGGCGCCGCCGGCGTCGATTGTCGGTCAGCGGATTGGCATTCATGCCGCTGCGCGCAAGGTTCGGCCAGAGGAAATCAGGACGATAATCGAACAGGTGCGCAAGCGGCCCTGGGAGGTTTGTCTGCATGTCGGTGTGCAGGTCTGGCTCGACGAGATTTTGCGCCATCCGGAGATCTTGCCGCTCTCTGCCATTGTCTGCACGGCGGAGCTATGGACTCCGGAAAAGGGCTTTGACGTATCTCGCCGCTGGGGCTGGCGGGGTGATGTGGGTCAGGTGGCGCCCAATTACGCATGGCCCATGCAGAATGTGCGGCGGCTGGAAGCGCCGATAGAGGCCAAGGGCCGACAAGGCTTCTGGGATCATGAGGTGGCAGCATGAGCCTGCCATCCTTGTCAGCGCTCGCGCCCTGTCCATTCTGCGGCGGCGGGGAGGCTGAAATCTGCCACGCCGTCTTCGCACCGGAAGCTGCTGCGGAAGAGGGCTGGGAGCAGGCTGAATTCTGGCTTGTGTCCTGTCCGTGCGGCGCCGTGCATGGCGATTATCCCGGCCATGTCAGCGAGGGTTTCGCCGTGGCTGCTTGGAACAAAAGGCAGGGGAGCGTGGTCAATTGAGCGCACTTCTGAAACTGTCGCTGTCCCTGTTGCTGCATGCCGAAACGCCAGGCGCTGTGCTGGTGTCGCTCGACGATGACCATTCGACAGTCTGGCTGCCCAAGGCCGGAATCGAAATCGCACCAGAGCGCTCGATCGCGCCGCCAAACCGCAATCGAAAAAAGGCGCTGGCGCGCCTCCTGATCACGGTGCCGCACAAGCTGGCACAGGAGAAAGGTTTGCTGGCTGATCCGCGCGCGGCTGGGCAGGGGAGGTTGCTGTGATCGCACAGAATCCGAAAAGGAAGTTCGAGCCCAAAATGCCGGTGGCGAAGGGGAGCTATTTCGCCAAGCCCGGTCCATCGCGCACTGTGGGCGGGCGCATCACCTATGCCGGCATTGATGCCGGTGAGAACGTTCGCCAGAGGCGCGACTGGTATGGGGCGGGCAAATGAACGCTTTAGGCAAATTCACGCCTTCCCGTCGCGTCGGCAAAAAGGCGGCGCCGAGCTTTGGTCTCGATGATCGGATGACCGTCGTTTTGTTCGCTGGCATGGGCGGCGGTTGTGACGGTCTGGAGGCGGCGGGCTATTCCGTGCATCTGGCCATCAATCATGACCCGCTGGCCATTGCCGTGCATGAAAAGCGGCATCCGCATACGCGGCATATGCGCTGTGATGTGTTCGAGGTCGATCCGCGCGAAGCGACGAAGGGGCGGGGCGTGCGGGTGCTGCATGCCTCGCCGGACTGCACCCATTTCTCGGTCGCCAAGGGTTCCAAGCCGGTCAGCAAGCGTCGCCGCTCGCTGGCCTGGGTGGTGGTCCGCTGGATGGGTCAGGCGCATCCAGAAGTCGTGACGCTCGAAAATGTTCAGGAAATTCAGACCTGGGGACCGCTGATCGCCAAACGCGACAAGGCGACGGGCCGGGTCTTGAAACTCGATAGATCGGTTGCGGCCAAGGGCGAAGTGGTGCGGGTGCAGGATCAGCAACTCGTGCCCGATCCACGCCATAAGGGGCGCATCTGGCGCGCCTGGCTCAAGCATGTTGCTGCGCTCGGCTACAGTTTCGAGGGCAGGGTGCTGGTTTGCGCCGATTATGGCGTGCCGACCATCCGCAAGCGGTATTTCGGCGTCGCCAAGCGGGATGGCGCGGCGATCGTGTGGCCGGAGCGGACGCATGCGCCCCGCAAGCAGGCGAAGAAGCTGAAACTCAAGCCATGGGTTGGTGCGGATACGATCATCGACTGGTCACTGCCGATGAGGTCGATCTTCGGGCGCAAGAAGCCGCTGGCCGACGCCACACTGCGCAGGATCGCGCGGGGCGTGATGCGCTATGTGATTGAGGCGCAAGATCCGTTCATTGTGCCGATCACGCATGCTGGTGGCGACCGCATGACGCCGATCACCGAGCCATTGCGGACGCTGACCACGGCGAACCGGGGCGAAATGATGCTGGTGACACCGCATGTCACCAAATTCCGAACCGGCGCTGTCGGCTCTGACCTGCGCGAGCCTTTACCTACCTATACGGCGAACAGTTTCGAGAAGCGCCCCGGTGGTGCAGCGCCGCTTGGCATTGCTGCCGTGCATCTGGCCAAATTCTCAGAGAACGCTGTTGGATTCGACCCGCGCGAGCCGCTGAATACGGTGATGGCGGGCGGGCAGGGGCATGCGGTCATCGCCGCCACCATGGTCGACCTTGCCCATGGCGAGCGGGGGATGGCTGGCGGCAAGAATAGGGACCGTGATTTGCGCGAGCCAGTTGGGGCAATTCACGCTGGTGGCGGCAATGCTGCTTTGGTCGCTGCGTTCCTTGCCCAGCATAATAATGACGAGCGGCGGATTGGTGGAGTCAACCCGGGCCGGGACATTGCCGAACCGCTGTCGACGATCACGGCCACGGCGGCACAGCAGGGTGTTGCGGCGGTGACGCTGGGCAGTCTCTACGGCACCAATCAGGCCGGTAGGGATATCCACGACCCTCTGCCGACGCAAAGTGCCAATGGCAATCATGAAATGCTGATCCTGCCGTTCTTGCAGGCTTACTATCAGAGTGGGTCAGAAGGACAGAGGTTGGACGATCCGTTGCGCGCCCTAACGGCCAAAGGGCGTCATGGCGTCGTCACCGTGGAGGTGGATGGCCAGACCATGGTGATCACCGACATCATGATGCGCATGCTGGACTGGAGCGAGGGTGCCCGCGCCCATGGTTTCGATCCGGATAGTTTGCGCCACGAAATCGAAGTCACCGACGCCAAGGGCCGCGTAAAGCGTCGCCCGCCGACCAAGACCGAATGCGGTCACCTGATCGGCAATTCCGTGCCGCCGAAAATGGTGGAGCTGCTAGCAGGCTTGAATGTCCGGCCTGAGCTGATGGTGGCGGCGGAATGATACGCGCGCTGATAAGTGCGAGACTAGTAGACCGGCATTCCCCGAGCGGTTCGACGTCTAGGTGTGAGGTTCGTTGCGTCGATGGCGCGCGCATCTGGCACTGTCTCGCCGTGGAGGGTGATATTCCGGCCCATGCGCCAGCAGCGGTTCAGCCTGACATTAGTGTGTCCGAAAACGTGCCCTGTGACGTTGCTCTCCGTGATGATTGTCGCGTCGACGTCGATGTATCCAAAGGACAGGTCGCACTCGTGCGCAATCAGCGTTCCGCCAGCGCTTCGGTCCTCGTTGTTTCTCGCAGGCAGGATGACGGTTTGGCTCAAATCGCAGTCGATCATATTGACCAATCCAAGCACGCCACCGCGAAACATGGCGTTGTGAAAGTTGCATTCACGGAAGAGCGTGCCAGCGAAATAGCACTCCGTAAAGCGCACGCCGGTCATATCAAGATTGCGGAATTTCGCGTTGAAAAACACAGCTCCACGGACTTCGATGGTTCCGCCATCTCTTTCGATCGTGCTGTCTCCAATCACCTTGAAAGCCTCGACAATGTCGGATTGTGCGGCTTCAATTTTAGGGAATGGTATCAGCTCCCAATGGGTGATCTGGCTTTCGCTGACTTGAGCATATTCAGTGCTTCCGGGCGGATGCGCATAGGAGCCACAAATGGAGTTATGCTCCCTGCATTGATCCTCAAGATAGGCGATCAGCAGGCTTCGAACAGTCTGGGCATATTGTTGCCCTTCGGCGCGGGCGACATCGCGCAGAATGACTATGCCGCCGAGACGGGCTGTCATGCTGGTTTCAGCGAGCAGCTCAACCCCTTTCTGGAAGCGCCCGGCGAGGTCAGCGGTTCTCATTTGTGCCAGCTGTTCCTGAGAGGTCTGGTAGGAGACAAACGCGCCTGCGCCCGCCACGAGCAGACCAGCCAGGCTGGCTACGCTCATCAGGGCCTCGAAGTAGCCGGTCTGCGAGCCAAATGGCGAAATGCCCTGTTTCATGCCGGCCTGGACGACAATGACCATGGTGAGAAATGTGCCGGCCAACACGTAGGGCCAAATCCACGCGATGCGTCTCACGAATTCCATGCCGACTTCCTAGTTGAGGCGGAACACCATGACTGACTATTCCGCTGTTCTCAAGGAACTGATGATTGCCGGATATGAGGGCGCGCACCTATTGGCGGCCTTCGAGCGCATGTGTGCGGCCATTGGTGGCGCTGTCGCACAGGTCGCCAGTACTTCGTCTGTCGCGCCTGTTAATCCCGCCACTATAGCTGTCGTGCCGCGTCCGCGTGCCGTTGCCTATGCCGTGCCGGACAAGGCCAAAGTGATTGGCCGGAAGGCGCTGCTGGCTTCCGGTCTACCTGAATCTACGCTGGCTGTCGGTTCGCAATTGCTGGAGCATTTCAATCTCGATACTGGGCGCTGTGACCCCGGCGCGACGGGCATTGCGGTCAAGCTCGGTGTGCATATTCGCACAGTGCAGCGGGGCATCAAGCGCTTGGTAGAAGCAGGTCTGTTCACGGTGGCGCAGAATGCGGGCAGGGCGCATGCAAATGCCTATTTCCCGGTCTGGCCCCGCCTCGAAGAACTGGCTGCGACGGTCTCCGCAAGTCCGCCACTTCTGTCGCTGACCCCCGACAAAAGTGGCGGCCAAAACCAGAGAACCAAACCAGATATACCTTCAGTGGTTGCGAAGGCACAGCGCGCAAGGCGCCAGCCTGTGCAAGATCCGCAGCAGCGCGAATTTGCTCTGATGCGCCAGATCGTGGGCGGCAAGGCTAATCAGTCGATCAGCGAGGCGGCTCAGGAAGCTACCAGGACACGGCTGAATGCCGAGCTTCGAGCAGTGATTGATGCGACCTTTCCCGACGACAAGGCGACATTTGTCGCGGTGATCACCAGAACCAGCGCGGTCGATTACGGCCCGATCATAGCGGCTGAAATGGCGCGACGCGGTTCAGGGCTGTCACTGTTGATCGATGCGGTCGGCTTGGGTGGGCAAGGAAAGGTTTCGGCAGGGTGATGGTTTGTTTCGGCTTTGGAGGATTGGTGCGGTGAGTGGGGCTCTGGCGCGGAAAGACATGGATATCGAGCGGCTGATCACCTGGGCGCTGCGCGATCAGGGGCTTGGCTGGGAGCGCAACGTCAATGACAAGCCGAGGGAGGATTATTCCGACTACGGCACGATAATCGACCGGGGTTCCGGCGTTGTGGCGACACCGAATATCGAGCGTTGGTCTGATGAAGATGCAATGCTGGTAAAGATCGCTGTCGACGGTTTGTCAGCCGAAGCGCGGACGCTCATAGTGCAATATGGCCGGGCGGGGCTAAGGCCTGATTGGGTCGAGGAAGGCTATGGTTCGGTTCAGCAGCTCAAGGACAATCGGGGGCGGTTGCGCTGGGAGTGGTCCGATCCGGTAAATCGCACTGGCGAAAAGACGCCTAAGCGCGGCTTTGTTGGTGAGCAGCGGGAAAACGTTGATTTCCATCGGGCGCAGTATCGGGTGTGGTGGCAGGCTCTGGTGGATCTGGTTGGGCCGCTCAACAATGTCCTGCAATCGTTTCGTGCGACGGGGCCGGAAGTGGTGCGCGAACCGTGGATCGAATCAGAGCGACCGCGTGTGTTCGGGGATAATGGGGCCGTGGTGCCGTCCAGCCGGATTGAACCGAAAGTTTCGGAATTGCCGATAGAGGGCTTGAAAGAAAAAGCAAATATGCCTGTTCAGTCCGTTGCAACGGACTGGTCTGTCCCCAGCCGCTTGCCCCGCCGTCGCGCCGCGCGTTGACAAAACGCAGCTATTTGCGGCATATGAGAAGCACCCCAATAGGGGATGTTGCGCGCTGCACGGGAAGCCCCCGAGCGGCGCGTTTTTGTTTTCGTTGGTTCATCTTGTTTTTGCGGCAGGTGTCGAAATGTCTGGTACCACAATCAAATGGGCTGACAGACACCTGGAGCACTATGCCAGCCTTCTGGAACAGGTGAACCGGGAAACGCCATTGGTGTTGCCGCGCATCGTCAACCAGGTCGGCAATCGGGCAAAGACGATCGTCATCCGTAATCTGACAGCCCAGACTGGCTTGCCTCGCAAGACCATTGTCGCCGCTGTCGGCAATCCTGCTACAGCGCGCGCGAATGGGCGTCTGTCGTACGAAATGACAACGCGAGGCGGCTTTATTCGCCTCAAATACCTGAAGCCTGTCGAAAGGCGGGCTGGCGTTGTGGCGCGGCCATTCGGCCAGCCAAAGCTATTCGCTGGCGCTTTCATGAAGGGCGGCAAGTTCCCGAAGCGGGTCGCTGTCGCCCGGTTCAACGGCCACGTCATGAAGCGCCTCAATACCAGGGGGACGCACCTCACTCAGGTGCGCTCCGACGTTCGTATTCCGCAGGAGATGACGACGGGCGCCACGTTGCAGGCGTTCAATGCCACTGCCGCCCCGCTGTTGCGCCAACGTGTCGAAGCCTTCTTGATCAAACGGTTTGGTCGCTGACCTGTCACCGGCCGGGGCACCCCCCCGGTTCAGGGACCGTACCCCCTTCGCAACCCCCTGCGGGTGTGCACGACTGCGGGATTTCGCCAGTCTGACGGTGTTTAGCGAGCCTAAAGAATTGGGCCTAAACAACTAAAGAACAGGAGCTAAAGCGCTAAAATGGAAGCTGCCGTCGTCACGAAAGGAGACTTCGCCAAAATGATCGGCGTGTCCCCTGGACGCGTCAGTCAAATGATCAGCGAAGGAATGATCGGCGCGGATGCGTTGGTCGGTGAAGGCCGGATGGCCAAGATCAACGCCAGTTTGGCTGCGGATCAAATCCGCAGCCGTCGTGATATTGGTCAGGCGCTGGGAAACGGAATTAGCACGCGCCTCGACATGCCAGAGATGCCGTTCGCGCCGACTGAACAATCGTCGCGTCGGCCCACTCTACCAGTCGAACCCGCCACGGAAGACTTGATCAAGCTGGAGCGTCTGGCAGCTGAGCGGCGTCGGAACAGGCAAGCTGATGAAGAGGATGCCAAGAGGCGCGGTGAACTTGCTGATAGTGCGCAGGTGCGCATCGAGATGGCCAAGATCGCCAATGAGATGCTTCAGACCTTCGAAGGCGCTCTTCCGGAGATGGCCACAGCACTTGCCGCCAAGTTCGAATTGCCGCAACGCGACGTATTGCACGAGTTGAAGCAGCGATTTGCTGAAGTTCGGAGTGCGGCTTCCGAACGCGCCAAGCGAAAGTCCATCGAAACGCCTGCCTTGCAGGAGGTGGTAGTGTTGACGGATGGGGGCAATGCATGAGCGAAATGACCATCATCGTCGCAAATGCCGAGCGCATTGCTGCCGAGGTTTTGGCGGACGTATGGGCGCCGCTCCCGCCGGTGGACTATCTGCGCTGGGCCGAAGACAACATTGTCTTTACGAAGCGCGAAAGCCAATTCGCTGGTCCCTACAATCGGGCGTTGTTTGGATATTTCGACGAAATTCTGCGGGCCTTGTCGCCGGATGATCCGTGCCGTGAGGTGACGCTGATGAAGTCGGCGCAGCTCGGCGGGACTGTTCTGGCAAATATCTTCGTCGGCGGGTCCATGGATATGGATCCTGGCGACATTCTCTATGTCCACCCCACTGAGGGCAACGCGAACCGCTGGAGTAAGACCAAGCTCTCGCCGATGATCAAGGGCACGACCGCCCTGGTCAAGCACTTCCCGATGAAGAGCCGCGATGGCTCCGATAGTGTTCTCTACAAGGAGCGGTCAGACGGCAAAGGCGCGATAATCATCGGAGGGGCGAATTCGCCAGCGTCCCTTTCGATGATCACCGTCGAGCGGCAGGTCCAGGATGACTTGTCCAAGTGGGAGATGAACTCTGCCGGTGACCCCGAGACGCAGGCTGACAGCCGTTCGCGCGGCCGTGAGTTCGCCAAAATCCTCAAGATTTCGACGCCGCTGATCGATCCTGGTTGTCGAATTACTGCCAATTTTAAGGCTGGCTCTCAGGAGCGTTTGCATGTGCCTTGCCCGCACTGCGGCCATATGCAGGTGCTGGAGTGGGAAAACTTCGTCGCCAATCTTGATGAGACCAAGCCAGAGCAGGCCCATTTCATATGCGCCCATCCAGAATGTGGCGGCGTCATTGAGGAGTATCATCGCGGCGAGATGATCGCTGGTCATGAGTGGCGGGCTGAAAACCCCGGAGCGAAGCGGTATCATCGTAGCTTCGAAATCTGGTCCGCTATTTCGCTGTTGCAGAGCTTCGAGCGGATCGCGCGCGAATGGCTTGCCGCGAAGGGTGATCCGGCTGCTGAGCAGGTGTTTTTCAATGACACTGTCGGGCGGGCCTATCGCACGCTCGGCGAAGCGCCAAGTTGGGAAAAGCTACGTGATCGTGCAAACGAAGCCGAGTATGTGCGCGGAAATATTCCTGCGGGATATGTGATCCTAACCTGCGGCATCGACTGTCAACAGGATCGTGTCGAATGGCAGGTCGTCGCCTGGGGCCGGGATCGCCGTCGCGCGATCATAGAATACGGGGTTTTCCCCGGTCACATCAGCGAAGAGCGCTGCCAGCTCGCCCTCAATGGTTTGCTGAAGCAGACTTGGCCAAACGCGCTTGGGCGCAGGCTGGGGTTGGACATGACCGGCATCGACGGCAATGCATGGACGGAAGATGTCTGGGATTGGGCGAAGGGTCACCCGTCCTCCAAACTCGTCATGCTGCGTGGCGTTGGTTCTGAATCAGCTCCGCTGCTGGTGAGGGTCAAAAAGGAGAGAAACAAGCAAGGCAAGCTGGTTCGCTGGTCCAAGCGGTTTTTCAACTTTGCCACGTCGGTGTTGAAGATGGGTCTCTATAGGAACCTTGCAAAGACCGACCCGATGCTCCGGGGGCACATCGCCCTTCCGCGTGGGATGGAAGATGAGTTCTATCGCCAGCTCACCGCAGAAAGCCGGAAGCCAGACCGTAACAAGAAGACGGGCTTCGTGACCTATAAGTGGGTCAAGGATCCTGACCAGGCGAATGAGGGCCTCGATACTCATCTCCAGGCAGAGGCGGCTGCGATCAAGTTCGGCGTTCGGGCGCTGCCTGATGCACTGTGGGATCAATATGAAGCCGACCGGGAACGTGTTCCTGATCCCGTCCAGGGCGACCTGGAAGACCTGCTCTTGCCGGTAATTCCGGACGTTCATCCTGTATCAACCGACCCCGTTGAGGTCGCCGCTACCGATCCGGACGAAGTCGACGTGGAGCCTGAGCAGCAGTCAAAGCCAGACAGACCAGCGGCCCGAAGGCGCTGGAATAGTTACCGCTAAGGATTCGTCATGACAGAATTAAAGCCGCGCGTTCGGGTGAAAGCCCGGACGTCGTCGACGCAGGTCGCGCGCGTCTCGGCCCCGCCGACAATGCGCTATCTGCGTGCTGACAGTGCAGGGATTTTGCCCATGCGCCGCGCTGTTGTGCGCGACGCCCGGCAGGATGTCTGGGAAGCTGCCGAACGGGCCAGTGCGCTTGCTCTGGACTTCATGCACAACTCCGGCTGGATGGCCGGTGCAGCTGATCAAGTTGTTGCAGACACAAACGGTGTTGAACTCGCTTTGAACGCCAGGCCTGACTTGTCTCGTCTTGGGTATGACTCCAAGGAGCAGGCGGATTGGGCAAGGTTAGTGCAGCGCGAGTTCCGGCGGTATGCATGGAATCCGCGCGAGGTTGATCTAGCTGGCAAGATGACCTTGCCCGAAATGCTTGATGCGGTCGTGCGCCACTACCTCGTTTATGGCGAGGGTTTTGGGATCACTGACTTCATCCCCCGAGCGCATCGCGCTCGGCGTGGAATTGAGACCGGTTCGAAGGTGACGGTCATCGCGCCACATCGCTGCCCCCGAACCACACGAGAAATCGAGGGACTGGATCATGGAATTTTCCACGATGGTTGGGATCGTGCCGTTGCCTATCTCTTTAAGCGGCGGAGGGCTGGAGTTGAGGTTGTTGACCAGGTGGTGGCCGGCAACGTCATTCATGTGATGGATCGGGGTGAGAACGCCGGTTCACCACGTGGCATATCGGTGATGGCGCCGATCCTGAAGGTCGTTGCGCAATCTGACCAGCTCGCGGATGCAACGCTTGCCACTGCTCTGATGCAAACGATCATGGCTGCTACAATTAAAAGCCCAGAGCCCAGCGAAGAAGCTTTTGATGCCATTCGTACACTTGGCGACGATATGAGCGGCATCCAAGGTGTCAGCGATCTTCAACAGGACCTTATTGATGTCTGGATCAATCGGATCGATGCCCTCAAGGAAAAGGGCATATCGATGTCCGAGAGCGCCCGGATCAATCATCTTGGTCCAGGTGAGGAATTCGAGATGCACACGGCATCGACGCCGGGTTCGCAATACCTGCCGTTCTCGAAGAATTTGTCGCGCGAGGCCGCACGACGGATTGGTATCTCGGCGAGCAGCTACACAATGGATTTTAGTGACGCATCCTATGCATCTGTTCGCATGGAGGGCGCCACGATCTGGCCCATCGCTGTACGGCGCCGTGAGCGCATATCGGCGCCATTTGCCCAAGGCGTGTACGAGCCTTGGCTACAGGAATCCATAGCGGAGGGCCGTATCCCACTCAAAGGTGGATTGGCTGCATTTCTCGCCAATAGGTCCAGTGTTTGCTGGGCGGAGTGGCGGGGACCGGAACAGCCGAGCGCCGATCCTTACAAGGATGCTCTGGCTAACAAGGTCAATCTTGAGACCGGCGCCACCACGCTTCAGCGCATCTACGCCGCGAAGGGTCAGGATTGGGAAGAAGAGATCGAGCAGGCTGGCAAGGAAATTGAGGCGCTGACCGATATCGGGATGGCTGTCCCACACGGGCGATCCCGAGGTGGTGATGGGGCAGGGCCATTGGGCGGTGCCGCAGATGGTGATCGTGTTCCGCAAGGAGGTTCGGCATGAGTGACGATGGACTTATCGAAGTCGACTGGTGCGCCCGTGCTGCCAAGCTTCGTAAGGTCGAAGAAGCTCTGCTGGCAGGTGAGATGATCACCGAGGCGCGCTTTGGCTCCGACATGACGCGGTTTGCCAATGCTTCGCTTGAGCAGGTCGGGCGGGCGCTCCATGAGGCGATCCGGAAGTGCCAGGAGGCGCGCGGTGAAAGACCTGCGCGTCGTCGTTTTGCAATGCGCGGGCTTATGCGGCCCTACTAAGGAACCACCGAAATGGCTGCTATTATTGAAGACGGAAAGCTGCGGCTTTCCGGCTATGTGGGTGACTATTACTATGACGATGGCTTCACTTCGAGTGATGTCGTCCTGGCGCTGGCCCAGATCGACGATGATGCCGATCTTGATTGCCACATCAATTCGCCGGGTGGTGTCGCGTCCGAGGGGGCGGCGATCCATGCTCTTCTCGCCGCGCGCAGCGGCGTAACCAATATCGTGGTTGAAGGTATCGCGGCGTCTGCCGCCTCGCTGATCGCCATGGTCGGCGCCACCGTCACGATGTCGGCTGGCGCGGTCATGATGATCCACGATCCGAGTGGTTGGACATTCGGCACCTCGGCTGATCACACCAAGACAATCGAAGGCCTCGAAGCGCTCGCTACCGCCTACGCCCGTGTCTACGCGGCAAAGTCCGGCAAGACTGCGGATGAGTGCCGCGCGATCATGAAAGAAGAAAAGTGGTTCACACCGCAACAAGCGGTCGATGCGGGCTTTGCCGATGAAACCACGGAAACCAAGGCTGAGCCGGTAGCAGCCTTTGACTACAGGCAATTTGCCAATGCGCCACAGCGCCTTGTCGCTTTGGCGAAGAAGAAAAACTGGTTGCCTCCGACCAGTTCTGCGGCACCCGCCGCACCAAGTCCAACCAAGGAAAACACTATGACGGACAAGAACCTCGGCGGGGGAAAGCCCGCCGATACCACAGATGCCGTGGACGTCAGCAAGATCACGGCTGACGCCAAAAACCGCATCAAGGCAATCATGACGGCCCCAGAGGCAAAGGGACGTGAAGGTCAGGCGGAGCATCTTGCTTACGAGACCGACATGTCAGTCGAGAGCGCAGTCGCGGTCTTAAAGGCTGGGGCGCCCGCTACGGCGGCAATTCCCGATGCCGATGCAAACGAGCAGTTGCGCCTCAATGCAGCGGGTCTGAACGGTGGCAAGCCTGCCGCCAAGGGTGATCGTTCGATCCTGGCATCGTCGGTCGAGCGCGCCAATAAGCGCCGGTAAGGGAGCTAAACCCATGACAGTTCTTTCTCAAAATCTTCGCGGTACCGCTCACTATTTGGTTTCCGAGGCCAGCGGATATCGTTCGCGCGAGCAGATCGTCGTCGCATCTGGCAGCGGCAAGCTCGACGCCGGAACCGTTCTCGGTCGCGTTACAGCGTCGAAGAAGTTTGTTCCGTTCGATCCTGCAGCAACCAACGGTGCGGAAGTCGCGGCAGCAGTTCTCTATGAAGCCTGCGACGCGACTGACCAGGACGTGCGCCGCACCGTCACCGCTCGCCATGCTGAAGTTCATGCCGATGTGTTGGTCTGGGGCGGCACAGTCACTGACGCCCAGAAGACCACAGCACTCACACAACTGGCCGGTCTCGGCATCGCGGCCCGATAAGGAGGGGCTGATAAATGGCACTTGTTGCAGATATCTTTAACCAGAATGCCTGGGGCGCCATCGAGGTGCAGGAAGAAATCATCGAACGCGTTGATTTCAAGCCGCAACTCCTGGGGTCGCTGAACCTCTTCAATCCGATCTACTCACGGTCCCGCACCATTGGCATTGCCGACAAGGACGGCGTCATGACGCTGATCCCCACGTCGGCCAATGGTGCTCCACCTGAAGAACTCATCCCGCGCGGAGCTCGCCTTCGCACAATGGAGGCGGTCCGGCTCGCCAAGGGTTCCACCATCTACGCGATCGAGTTGGCTGGTGTTCTTGCGCTGCCATTTGCAGAGCAGACAGTCGAGGTGGCCGATGAAGTCACCGATCGCACTGGTCAGATCAAGGATGACCTTGAACTCACCTGGGAACACATGCGGTTCGGTGCGGTCCAGGGTAAGGTGCTCGATGCCGACGGGCAAACGGTATTGATCGACTGGTTCAATTTCTGGGGCATCGCCGAGCCGACCGAAATTAACTTTGCTCTCAATGTCGACACGACCGACGTGCGTAAGAAGTGCCGCGACCTCAAGCGGACAATGCAGAAGAAGGCCAAGGGTGTCTGGACGCCAAGCGTAAAGGTTGGTGCGCTGGTGGGCGATGAGTTCTTTGATCTGCTGGTCAACCATCCTCAGATCAAGGAGACCAAGATCGGTACGGAACGCGCGCCGTCTCTCGAAAACATCGAGGGTTTTTCCTCGATCGAAATCGAAGGCATTATCTTCATCAACTACCAGGGCACCAACGATGGGACGACCATCTCTATTGGCAGCCAGAAGGCGCGTTTCTTCCCGATTGGGGCACGCAATGCATTTCAGGTGGGTTGGGCGCCGGCCAGTGAATTCAAACCTTACCTGAATAAGCGTGGCCAGGAATTCTACGGCCTTGTGCTGGAAGATAAGTCTGGTCGGGACGAATGGGACCGCGTGGAGCTTTACAGCTACCCGCTGTTTATCTGCACCCGACCGGAAATGCTTCAGCGCGCCCGCGCTCAGTAACGTCAGCAGGTATCATCAAATCACAAGCACCCGGCGACAGCCGGGTGTTTTGTTATGGAGAAGGTGAATGAAAACCAAGATCGTTGTCGAAGCTGGTTTTGTAAATGGCCGGTATGTGAAAGCCGGGGCAAGCGTCCCTGATTATGAAAACATGAGCCGGGATGAATTGCTCAAGGCCGCAAAGGCTCGCGGTGACAACCCTGCTGCCAATAGTTCCAAAGCGGACCTCCTGGCCCTTTTCGTGCCACCGGCAGAACCGGCACCTGAGACGAGCTGATGCCAATCCTCGATGGTTTTCAGCACACGCGTGACGCAGTTCTTTCGTCGGTAGACCGCGTTTTTGCGGAGCCGGTAATGTTGTCCTTCCTCAAGGGTGGGCTGCCAGATCCGCAACGGCCGTCAGTAACGCTTGTAGCCATTCTTCGAGTTGGAGGTGGTGAGCAGACCAATATCGCCGGGAGCGTGGCGCAGGGATGGCGAACGCAATTGGCTGCTGGAAAAGCCGAATTGCATATCCATCGGTCTCGCTTCAATGGGCTGACGATCCGTAAGGGCGACGCTGTGCAGGCGCTCTCCCGCCCCGGTCAGCCATGGTTCGAAGTTCTGCGTGTCGATGATCGCGGCGAAACAAGATTGGTATTGGAGCTCGGTGAGAAATGAGCCTTGTTCGAATTGCCGAGCGCATTTGTGCTGTGGAAGCGCTCAAGGGCCGCACGTTGGTTGAGGGCAACGTTTTGGACAGTCCAAACGGCGCCCTCGATGTGCAGGCTGATGGCAGCATGCGTACTGATGCAGAGAAGCCGTTCATTGCCATCTATACGGATCGAGGCCAAGCAGAAGGCGTGATGCACCGTGGGCTTTATGAAAACGGTCTCTGCGACATCGTCTTCGAAATCGGCATTTCTACGCCCATGGTCGAAACAGATCAAAAAACTGGCGCGTCAGTCATTGTTGGCATTGGCATTCCGGCTTCTGATCAGGGCTTTGAATTCTTTCTCGACATCGTTCAACGACAGATCATCGATGTTCTTAATGATCCAGATAACGAATGGTCGGAAATCTATCGGGGGCTCCATTCTCAGGTGCTCAAGACTGAATATGTCGGCGCGAGAAACACAGATGATGGGCAGAGGCTCGCTGGTCATCAACTCCGCAAAACCGTTCGTCTTGTTGATGATCCTTATGGTGCCGAACTCACGCCCGGCGCACCGTTTACTCGGTTTCTTGAAAAAATCGAGGCAAGCGCTGATCCCGTCTATGTCAGTCAAGCGGCAGCTATGCGTGCGCTATTTGGCGGGGATAGTGAGCCGCTTTCAGTCGTAAGGCGCGGGCTGGGCTTCACGCAATCTGAGGTCGAGGCTCTTGGTCTTTCAGGCTGGGGCGGCTCAGATGGTCAGCCCTTCGAGACTGCGAGCGTCGTCGTTGAAGGCATGGATAGATGATCTCGGAAATCATCGCCCAGCGGGCTGACATCGAGCAGCTCAAGAGCCTGTTTGGTCGCAGTCTTCGCGTCGGTGCCGTCGAGGTGATTGATGCGCAGAAAGGGTTTCGGATCAAGCTAGGGGAGGGGACGGACGGCGTTCCGTATCTATCGCCCTGGTATCCGCACCCGGAATCGGGCGGCGCGACCAAGACATGGGCACCCTTGAGCAAGGGTCAGGTCGTTGGGGTGATCAATCCCAACGGCGATGCGCGTCAGGGTGTGCTCATTCGAGGTGGCTTCTCTGATGCCAATCCGGCGCCCAGCCAGAGCCTTAATGAGAACGTTCTGTCGTTTGGCGGTGTCACCGTCACGATTGGAAGCGGCGGCACCGTCACAATCGATGCGCCGGGCAAAGTCGTGGTGAACTCACCCAATGTCGAGCTGGGCGGTGAAGGCGGCAAGCCAGTCGCCCGCGTGGGTGACATGGTCGAGGTCGGCTCGGGATCGTCCGCCGGGAAGTGGCCAATCGTCGAAGGCTCGAAGGTTACCAAGTCAATCTGAAAGGAAACTCGATGCTGAAAAAGGCATATCAGGCGGCGTCCGGTGTGACGTCCGTCAACGGCGAAGCCGTGCCCGATGATGGTGTTGTCCATCTCACCCAGACAGAAGCGCTTTATGATCTTGCCCATGGCAATGTCGTCGAGATCCCATCGGTCGACCCGGTGCCGGTGGAAACGGATCCGCCTTCACCTCGTCGTCGGCCGACGAAATGAGCGGTATCGATCGACACACAGGCAAGTTGATCGGCAGTGTCGATAGCGGTCTCCAGTCGATCGAGGTGATCTTCACCACGCGCATTGGCGAGCGTGTCATGCGCCGCCATTTCGGCGCTGGCCTGGCTGAACTGCTGGGTCGCGCCACCACGCCCGCGCTGTTCGCCGCCTGGCAAATGCTGGTCGCCATCGGCATCGATCTCTGGGATGTGCGATGGCGCGTTCGGGGCGTCTATGTCTCTGCCAATGCGACGGCCATCGCTCTTGGTCAGGCCGGTATTAGCGTGGAGGCCGACTGGCGCCCCCGCGCTCTGGCCGGTGATTTTACCGTAGACAGCACCCGCTTTTTCACAATCCGCCTCGGGCGGCGCGTGAGTGTTCAACAGGCAAGCTAATGTCCAATCTTCCGCCCGAACTCGAAGGCCTGCCGCCCCCGGCTTTGCTGGAAAATATCGGCTTTGAAGCGCGTTATGCGGACCTTCGGGCCAAGCTGGTGCAGGTTTTTGCGGCGGCTGGCATCGACTATGACGTCGAAAATCTGGAAACCGATCCTGCGCAGATCCTGTTGCAGGTCGCCGCCTATCAGGATGTGCTGCTGCGCCAGCGCATCAATGAGGCGATACGGTCGTGGTTTCTGGCCTATGCGTCTGGTGGCGATCTCGATGTTCTGGCGCAATGGTATGATGTTGCCCGTATGCCCGGCGAGGCGGACACCGCGCTCAAGCGACGGGTCGTTCTTGCAATTCAGGGTCGCTCGCCTGGTGGCACAGAGGCACGGTATCGCTCGATCGCGCTTGAGGCCGATACCCGCGTAGCCGATGTCGCGGTTTATACCGTTGGGCGCGACCCGGTCATTCATGTTGCGGTGTTTTCGACCGAAGGCAATGGGGTGGCCTCGCCCTCGCTGCTGTCCAAGGTGGATGCGGCTTTGCAGTCTCCCAGCGTCCGCATGGTGAATGACAGGATCGTTGTGGCAAGCGCCGCACAACACAGCGTCAATATCGCCGCTCACTACTGGTTGCTACCCGGCGCCCCGGAAAGTGTTGTCTCGCAGATGGAGACACGCCTGCGAGCGGCATGGTCGCGCGACATGCTGCTGGGTCGGGATCCGACCCGCTCATGGGTTCTAGCGGCGCTCCAGACTGATGGAGTGCAGCGCGTCGAGCTGATCGGCTGGAGCGATGTCGATGTGCCGTTCAATCACGCTGTTGCCCTCGGCACGGTGACCTTGACGAAGATGGGACGGGCTTATTGATGTCCAGTGCTTTGCTGCCGACAAATGCAACGCCGTGGGAGGGTGCACTTGCCGATGTCATGCCGCCTTCTCAGGTGGTCATATCGGCCATTGGTGCCATGCGCCGGGTCAAACACGTGTCGCCGCGTGCATCCATGTTGCCATATCTGGTTTGGGAATATGGCCTTGGCGAGCTTACGCCCTATGTCCCCAATCTTTACGACCTGATTGACCAGGGCGTCAGGTGGCAACGGCTTCGTGGCACCGTCAGCGCCGTGGCCATTGGGCTGGCGTGGATTGGCTATAGCGCCACGATTGAGGAAGAGTGGACCGGTCGCACCTGGTGGAACTCCTTCCAGTTGCGGTTTCCTGTTCTGCCCGCGCGAGACTTTCCCGATCTTGAACGGATCGAGGGCATTACGCAGCTCTCGGTTCCGAAACGCTCGCAATTGCGCCGTGGTGTCCATCTGTTCGATGTCGATGCCGCCCAGGCCGATCACACCCGCCTCGACAATGCCTATCTCGATTTCGAGAGCGGCATCGCTGTTACACAGGCCGGGACGCTCTGGTCTTTCGGGCGCTGCCACGAGTTTGAGCATCTGCTGACCGAGGCCGAAGGCTTGGCCATTGGCAATTGGCTGGAGCCTGTCGAAAGCGAGGGTCTTCGGTGGGTCGATCTGACCTTTCCATGGGTTGATGCCAAGTTCCCATGGTCGGAAAACCCGGCAGGCCTGCGCCGCACGGTCATGGCTGGCTGGTTCCGTGGGCGTGCAATCTGGCTTCGCCTCTCGCGCGGTGATGGCACGGTGATCGGCTATCGCCGTTGCCGCGCGGTCCATCCAGTTCGTCAGCAGCTCGATGCTGCCTATACCTTTGCTGGTCAGACCTATGAGCCGCTGGCCGGTGGGCAGCGCGTCTATCTCGAAGCCATGACAGAGTTCGACGATGCCAATGATGTGGTCTGCGCCGAAATCTCCCTGATCGTCGGCGCCACGATGGCCGAAGGCGTCAAGCCGGGCCTGCTCTGGCTTCAACCTGATCAGCTTTCTGGTGGCGAGGCGATTGCCACCCAAAGCGTTTCCGTCCCGCTGCGGCGCACGGTGCGCGACCAATTCAAGTTTCTCGTGAGGTTCTGATGACGCTCGAACATAAAAGCGGCCTGCCGATGGCATTCGACGGGGTGCAGGGCCGACAGGATATGCAGTCTGTCGTGTTTTACGGCTCGCGTCCTTACATTCAGGGCCGCGAACTGAACGACATGCAGGAGATCGCGCGGGGTCGACAGGAGCGCGTCAGCCGCCTGATCGCGCAGGATGGCGACCGCGTTGAAGGCGCTGCGGCCGTGGTCGATATCGACGCCGGCACTGTGTTTTTGACCGCTGGCAAAATCTATGTCGCTGGTGATGTGTTCCCGGTCGGTGCGGCCCAATTGATAGATGTGCCGATGTCCGGCCGGGTCGCTATCGGCGTGCGCCTAGTCACTGACTTCATCACCGCTGATGACGATCCGACCTTGCGCGGTCTTGTGCCAGGCTCAAAGGCCGAAGGCGATGGCAATGCCGCCGCGCGCGAAGTGGCCACTATTGCCTGGGCGCGTGCTGACGATGGCGGCGCGGGTGACTTCTTGCAGGTCTATCTGCTGCAAGACGGTACCATTCTCGATCAGACGCCGCCGCCCGCGCTCGACGGCATGATGCAGGCGCTTCAGCTCTATGATCGCCCGCATGGTCATTACATTGTGTCCGGTTGTCGGGTGTCGACGCTGGGGGTCAATGCCGGTGCCCGCATCTTCTCGATCGAGGAAGGGGAGGCCAATATTTCGGGGCGCAAGGTGGTTCGTCACGCCTCGTTGCGCCATGCCGAAGCTGAAGTCTGGGATGTCGGTGCAGTTCCTGGCGAAACCCACACCTATCCGGGTGGGGCCAGCCATACGGTACAGCTCGCATTCTTTCCACTCGACGCCGTTGCTTCGATCCTGCTGACCAAGGAAAAGACCGTCACCCTGACGCGTGGCGCGCTCGCCAATGGTCAGGATGGTCTGCCTGAACCGTCCGTAATTTCCATTGTCTCAGTGGAGCAAGGTGCGACGGTTTTCATAGCGCCCGCTGATTTCAAGCTGACCGGCAATAGCGTTGATTGGGGTGCTGCCGGTGCCGAGCCAGCGATTGGCTCTTCCTACAATGTGACCTTCCGCTATCGCGCCAGCGTTGTGGCTGATAGCCAGACTGCCATCAGCGTGACCGTTTCGGATGGTGCGGAGGGTGGCGATATCATCATCGCCTATACGTTCAAGCTGCCTCGCACGGACATTCTTGGCCTGCTGCCGAGTGGTGCACCTGCCTATATCAAAGGTGTTTCTGCCCGCACCAATCCAGTGCGTCCGACCGCGCCCGCTGATGTCTTGCCCCTTGCAGAAATCCGCAACGATTGGCTAGGCGAGCCGGTGATCGTCTCTGATCGGGTGGTCACCGGCGTCCGCATGCCGACATGGTCGGAGATCTGGCGCTATCTGAACGTGCTGGAAGATCATTCGCGTCTGATCCAGCTCAACCGGTTGGAGCAGGAGGTTGACCAGCGCGATCCGGACGCCAAGCGCGGCATGTTCGTCGACCCGTTCAATGATGATCTGTTCCGCGACCAGGGGATTGTGCAGAGTGGGGCTTTGGGCAACGGCATTCTCCAGCTCGCCGTGGTGCCCACATTCCACGACACAGCATTGACCACGCCGGTCACCCTGGACTGGGTCGAGGAGGTCATTGTCGAGCAGGGTCTGATCACCGGATGCGTGCTGATCAATCCCTACGGCAACTTCACGCCGCTGCCGGGAACACTCTCTCTGACGCCCGCGGTCGATTTCTGGACTGTGCCGGTTACCACCTGGGCATCGGAAGTTACCCGCGAATTTCAGCGTGGCGTTGTCGGCTGGGGTGCGCCGTTGCGCACCGTGACCAGCAGTGTCGACCGGGTCGGCGGGTGGGATGAGGCCTTGCCTTTCCTGCGGCAGCGCGAAGTCGAGTTTGAGATATCTGGCTTTTTCGTCGGTGAAGAACTTCAGAGCCTCACGTTCGACGGCGTGGATATCACCCCGGCCGGGATCGGTCCTGCTGATGCGGATGGTCGGATCACCGGCAGTTTCATGATTCCGGAGAACATTCCGGCCGGATCGAAAACGGTCGTGGCACAGGGATCGGTTACCCCTGCGGAGGCTCTATTTACGGGTCAGGGCACTTTGGCTGTGGACGTGATGCAGCGGACCACGACGATCACGACTGCACGCCGTCAGGCGCGCGCGCGCAAGTCTGATCCGCAGGCCCAGATTTTTGTGCCTGCGGAAACTCGGCAATTGCTGGGTGTCGATTTTCATCTGTGCGGGATTGGTGACCGGGCTAAGAATATCTTGGTGCATCAGGTGACTGTCGAAACCGGCCTGCCGACCGACAATCTGGTGGCCGAAGCCTTGGTGCCCATGGCAGATGCCGAGATTGGCTGGAAGGCTGCTCGCTATGGTTTGCCGGTAACGACGCCGGATGACCGCGACCATGCTTTTGTGGTCAAGACCGATGACAATGCTCACGCCATTTCTTTGGCCGCTTTGGGGGCGTTCGATGCCACCCTACAGCAGGCGGTCACGGCGCATCCGTATCCAATCGGGCCGCGTCTGGATTCGGTAAATGCCACGACCTGGACGCCACACCAGAAGGAAGCCTTATCCTTCCGGCTGGTCGCGGCCCGCTATCCGGTGACCCACAAGGTCGTGGACCTGGGCACGGTCGATCTCGTTGACGAGAGCGATATTCAGGTGCGGGCGCTGGCTGATCTGCCCAGCTCAACATGCTCAGTCGTGTTTGAGATCGAGCGGACCAATGGCGCGATCTACAAGCTGTTGCCCTACCAAGTGCTGCAGCTCACCGAGAACCTGACCGAAACGGTCCAGGTGCGGGCGATCCTGACCGGGACGCCGACACTCTCGCCGATCCTTTATGCTCCGGTGCAGGTCATCACGGGGCGGGTCGAGGAGGAAGCGGTCTATGTGACGCGCGGCTTCTCGATTGCCGATGCTGACCGCGTTTCGGCCTACCTCAAATTGGCCCTGCCAGCCGGTTCGTCTGCGTCCATGCGCCGCCAGATCGACGGCGTTTGGGATGATTTGGAATTGGGGGCAACCGAGCTTTCGCCCGACCCGGCATGGGTCGAGCGGAATTATCGGGCCAATTCTATTTCGGGCTCAACCATGCGGATTGAAATCAAGCTGACGGGCGGTCCCGCTGCCCGGCCGCGCGCTGCTGACTTTGGTTTGGGAGTAATGTGATGGCTGTCACCGAACATCTTGGGCTGGAGCTTCCGGACGAAGCCAAAAACATCGACGAGGAGTTCTACAACTTACAGCTTCTGGTCTTGCCCAAGATCGACCAGGCCATTCACCTTCTGAGCGAAGCTCTCGCTCTGAAGGCGCAGGCCGATCACGACCATGGCATTGACGACATCGAGGAACTTCGCACCGTCCTTGACGGCAAGATGTCTTCCGGGGTGCGTTTTGCCCTCGCAGGGCTTTCGGACGTCGAGGGGGTGGTCGAAGCGCCCAATGGGTACATTCTCGTCAAGGTTGGCGAGAAGATGATCGCACAGGCTGCGCTATCTGCACTCGGTGATCATGAACATCCAATCGCCAAGGTGCTTGGTCTTGAAGAGGCTCTTGAAACAATCGCCGAGGCCATCAACACAAGGGCGGAAGCGATTGCTGTCGGGGTGGCTCTCGGTGAGAAGTTGGCCAAGGACGCCAGCAACGTGGGTGATGCGACTGCGCAGGCTGCGTTTCGGGCGGCGATTGGGGCGATCAGTGAGGAGGATGTGCCGCCCGTTGATAACCTTGACGCAGGTGCCATCACTACCGGCACGTTCGATCCCGCGCGCATACCGAACCTTGATGCCAGCAAGATTGCTGCGGGAACCTTGCCAGTCGCTCGCGGTGGCACAGGTCAGACTACAGAAGCCGGGATGCGAGGCGCCTACACAGGTAATTCTGCTGCATTCACCAATTACCCCATTGGCGCTTATCTGTTGAGTCGCAAGGCAGGGTCGGGACCAGCAAATCAAGAGAATCGTAATTCCGGCACAACCCCAAACCCAACCGCAGCCGGTACTTGGGCGAATCGAGGATTCGCGTTCACCGGCTCTGGTGAGTCAACCATTTATTTCAACCTTCAACAGAGGATAGCATGATACTGCATGATATCATAACAGCACAGCGCATGCCTGCATCTGATGGGGTGCAAATGACCGTTGATGCTACCATAGAAGGGCAGAGGGCAGAGTGGCCATTTGCGTATTACCCGGCTGATTCGGTAGGGCTGTCTCCCCAAATTTCGCAATTCTTGACTGATCACCCTTTTTTTGAGATTGCCCCTTACGTCGCGCCCACGGCCTCTTTGCCTGATGCCATAGCCGCCAAGCTGGCTGATCTGGACGATTACCGCTGGCAGATGGAAGTTGGCGGCGCGGCCTTTGCTGGTGGCATGATCCGCACCGATTGGAACAGCCAGAACAAGATTGCCGCTGCCTATCTCATGGCGATCAACGACCCGGACTATTCCATCCCGGTTTGGGAAGTGGTGCCAGGCGTGTTCATGGCGCTCGATAATGCCACTATCCGCGCCCTCGGCATCACCGTCCGCGACCATGTGCAGGCGACATTCAACCGCAAGGCGGTACTGCACCCCATCATCGCGGCGCTGGAAAGCGTTGCGGCTGTAGAGGCCTTCAATATCGCGGCTGAATGGTAGCCCTCGTCTGAACCGTCGCCCATGGGCGGCGTAAGTAGCTGTCACCGCCCGGCCATCGCGCCGGGTTTTTTGTTTTCTGAAAGGAGCAACCCGAATGACCAAGCCGGTTTTCGGTATGACGTTTGCCCGCCCTGACGCCGAAGTAATTCCGGCTTCGGGGGCGGATTTTTCAAAAGCCCTGCTGATTGAAACATCTGCGGATGCAGATGCGGCGGCTTATCCGATTGGAATGCCGCGCCGCATCTCGACCAGCGACCCCGAGGCGGTGGCCAAGCTGGGAACTGGACTGCTTGCTGACGCAGTTAGGGGCATCAATGCCCAGCATACTGGTCTCAATCGGGGCGCTGACGTTACTGTCTATCGTGTTGCTGAAGGCGCAAGTCCGGCAGAAACTGCCATCAACATCGCTTCGGCGTTGTCTCCCACCAACGTCGCCGCAATACCGTCAGAAGTGGGAGCAACGCCCCGGCTGGTATGGGCGGGGCGAACCTCTCTTGCCATGGTCGATGGTTCGGATGCTCCCATTACAAACGCGGTGGTGGCTGCTTTGCCCACGGCCTGCGAACGTCTCATGGCTGTGGCGCCGGTTGATGTCAGGGATGCCTCTGCTGCATTTGCGATCGCTGACCGCGAGGCGATGAATTCCGAGCGCCTTATGCCGGTGGGTGTTGCAGCCCGTATTTTGGAAGGGGGCTCCATCGTTACGCGGTCAATGGGTCCGCGCGTGCTTGGGCTCTTCCAGAGGGTTGATAACCTTCATGGTGGCAAGCCCTTTAACCCGATCGCCAATCGCGCGATTTATGGCCTTGCTGGTGTCTCCCGAAAGATCCCGTTCTCGTTGCTCGACGGTTCGACCGAAGGGCAGCAATTGCTGGAAAGCGAAGTGTCGATCGTCGTGCAGGGTGAAACCGGCGTCGATGGCGCGGTGGCCGATGGTGGGTTCGTGCTCATCGGCACCGACAACACCACGACCGGCGAATTGTGGAAACAGATCCACCAGGTGCGCGGGACCGATTACATCACGGTCAAGATCATGGAGATCACCCGGCAATTCCTTGGCCGCAAGATCACCTCTGACACTGTCGAGGCCTGGCTGAACTCGATCAAGTTCATGCTGCGCGATCACACGATCGCAGAGGACATTTTGGGCTCGAAAGTCGAATTCCGTGCCGCGCCGAATAGCCCCGAAAATATCCGCCTTGGCCATCTGACCCTGAACCTCGGCATCGAGCCTGCGCCCGCCTTCAAGGTCGCCGAGCATATCGTGTCCCGTCATCGCCCGGCGCTCGAAGGCCTGGTTGGCGATATCATCGCCCGTCAGAACGCGGCTACCGCAGTCTAGACCCTGACCAATTCCGGGCGGCATTGCCGCCCGCACAATCATCAACATTGAGGTTTTGAAATGCAGCCGTTTTATCAGCTGACTGCGGTGGACGTGCGTCGTGCCGAGGTGCAGGGCAGCTCTCGCGCCACCACGATCGACAAGCTCACCTTTCCTGGTATCGACTTTGCTGCCAGCGAATTTTCGCCTGGCGGGTCAGTGATGGCCGTAAATTTTCTTCAGTCACGCATTGCCGCGCCAGAGCCCAAGTTCTCTATCAAAGGACTTGATCTCGATATCTTTGGTGGCCTCGGCAAGCGCGACCGCTGGGTATTCGCGGGCGCTTATCGGGAGGTCCGGCCAGGTGGCGGTGGCATGGTCGGTGCACGTTCGATCATCGAGGGTGCGGTGGCTACCTGGGAGCCGGATGAAAGCGATCCGTCCGAGCTGCAAGGCTGCAACCACACCTTCAAGGAAGTGACCCATGTCGAGCTGACTTTGGGCGAGAAGGAAATCTTCTATGTCGACGTGTTCGAGCGAGTACTGCGCTTTAATGGCGTGGACCATTTCGAAGAAGTTCGCCGCGCGCTGGGGGCTTAGGCGATGACCGATCCGATCAAAACCGTTACCGTCCCGCTCAATGAGCCAGTGCATCACAATGGCATCGAATACAAATCGCTCACCTTCCGTCGCATGAAGGCGCGCGACGCTCTGGTGGCCGAAGACGAAAAGAACCAGATCATGGCGGGCTATCGCATTTTTGCCGCTCTCGCAGGCGTTCCGGTCGATGTCATTCTTGAACTGGAAATGATCGATCTGGCCAAGGTGAGCGAAGAGGTCGCTCCGCTTATGGGAAAGCTGCCGGCGAGCCTGGGGGCTCTCAACTAAGCGAGGCCGTCGCGTGGCGGGACGTTATCCTAGCGATTGCCCGCCATACCCATACGCCAATTGATGTGGTCGAGGATTGGGATATCGACAAGCTCCTGCTCTACGCAAAATCGCTGTCGCGGCAATTGGCTAAGGAAAGGCCGAAGCGGCGTTAGTCGCCTCAGCGCCCGCCTTGAGGGGGCGGGCGCTTTCTATGTGTCGTGTGACAACCTAGCGGTCGTAATACTCGATGTAGGTTTCGTTCAGCACCACGCGAATGATGCGATAGGCATAGAAAAATGCTGCCAAGCCCAACGTCACAATGATCAAGAGTATCCAGATGATCACATGGCCGATGGACGATGCCAGATTGAATTGGCAGTTGAGGCGACCGATCTCTCGCCCATGACCGTCCAGAACTTTGGTTTTGTTGATGACATCCTTGTTCAAATAATAGGGGAAGACGAACAAGGCTAATCCCAGCGTCACGATGGTCAGCAATATCCAGATGATTGCAACACCGATCGTGTCGACTATGCCGAATTCGGCTTTGAAGCGGGCCGCGCGCGGCCTTGTGGTTTCACTCATTGACTGCCCCTATTGAACGAAATTGTATGACTTGGCGATGCGCGCGATCTGCGTGCAATGCGCCGTGAGCGCGGATCCGCTCAAGCTGCTCAATTGATACTCCGACCCAGAGATCATCATCGTCAGCGTTGACGGAAAGCTCATGTCATCCGCGGCGACATTTGCTTCGATATAGGCGGCTATGGCGGCCTGGTCGAAGCTCAATTTACACAGTTCTTCAGACGCCAACACTGAACCAAGTTCCGTTGCAGTCTGAATGCTTTTCATGTCCTGCGCTGATGCAGAAATCGTCAGCGCAGCAACAGCAGTCATAGCCAATACTATTCTCAAAATAGGCCCTCCCTATTGGTGCTTCACCGATAGCGAACGGCATTTGGAAAGTCCATCATGGCCGTTATTACTTCAAAACTGATCGTCGCATTGGTCGATCAGTTGACCGCTCCTGCGCGTGGTGTTGCCCGCGTAGTGCGCGACCTGCAGGGTGCGGCCCGTGCCAATTCCATGCAGCTCAACGAAATGCGCGGCAAGATGGTGGATACGGCTGCCGCCGCATGGGCGTTGGGCAAGGCTCTTGCTGATCCTGTTCAGAAGTCCATCGCCTTTGAAAGCGCCATGGCTGATGTCGCCAAGGTCTCTGGCTTTGATGACATGGGGTTGAACGAGTTCGGAGCCGACCTTCGCCGTCTGGCCACCTCTGAAATCCCGATGGCTGTCACCGAAATGGCGGCATTGGCTGAGAACGCCGCTGCGTCCGGTATTCAGGATAGCGAACTGCTCGACTTTACCCGAATGACGGCAAAGGCGGCTTTGGCCTGGGGTGTATCCGGAGGGCAGGCCGGTGAAGATCTGGCCAAGATCCGTGAGGCACTGCGCCTGACGATCGATGAAACCATGCTCTATGCCGACGCGATCAATCACCTGTCGGACAATACCGCCTCGACCGCGCCAGACCTTACTGACTTCGCGCGGCGCGTTGCTGCGCAGGGTGAATTTTTCGGCTTTACGCGAGAACAGTCGCTGGCCTTTGGGTCGGCAATGATCTCTGCGGGCGCGCCAACGGAAGTTGCGGCGACTTCGTTTCGTAATATGGGCAGGGCGCTGACCAAAGGCATGAGCGCCACCCCGCGCGTTGCCAAAGCTTACAAAACGCTTGGGCTGGATGCTGCCAAAGTGGCCAAGGGCATGCAGGAAGATGCGGTTGAGACCACAATGGAGGTTATCAGCCGCCTTGGTCAACTTCCTGCCGAAATGCAGGCGGCCATTATGGGTGACCTGTTCGGTGATGAGGCGCGGGCACTGGCGCCGCTCCTGTCCAATGTGGAGTTGCTCGAAAGAACGATGGGCTATGTGGCCGATGAAACGGCCTATGCCGGATCGGTACAGGCCGAATTCGCACGACGCGCTGCAACAACCGAATTCAATCTTCAGCGCCTGAAGAACCAGGTGGATGAAGTGGCGATGGCGATCGGCAATGCGCTGCTGCCGGCAATCAATGCGGCCGCTCTCGCTGCCGGGCCTTGGCTTCAGGTTTTGGCCGATTGGATCAGCGCCAATCCGCATATCGTACAGGCGGTCGTGGCCCTTGTTGGTGGACTGGTGGCCCTGCGCGTGGCCACGCTAGCCACGCGCTGGGCATGGCTGTTTATGAAGGGGGCGATCCTCGATACGGCCCTGATCTTCATGCGCTCTGTTGGCTGGATAATGGCGGTTCTCAATCCGCTCAACCTTGTCAGAAATGCGGTTGGTGCATTGCGTATGGCGCTTCTGTTCTCAGGTATCGGGCTGATACTGGCTGGGATCGCGGCGGCCGGGCTGTGGATTTACAACAACTGGGAAGGCTTGGTCGCGTTCTTCGAGGGGTTCGGCCGTGGCTTCCTCTCCGCCTTCGAGCCAATCATGCCTGCAATACAGCCAGTGATCGATGCTGGCCGCGCCATCCTTGATTGGGTCATGGGTCTGTTGGGGCCGGTAGATGCCAGTGCATCGGAATGGGCAAATTGGGGTGAAGTCGTCGGAACCACTGTGGCGAATGCCATTCTCAAGGTGATTGAGGTGGGCAAGTCGATCATCGACTTTTATGTCGGGTTTTACTCGAACGTGTTTAGCGCCATCGGTGACATGATCGGTCTGGGCGCGAGCATCATGCAAGGCATTTGGGATGGGATCGTCAGCAAGTTTCAAGAGCTGCTCGACTGGTTCTCCAAATGGCCGGATATGATCCTTGCGGCCATCGGGCAGATTGATATCGGAGCGCTGATCATCGCCAATCTGCCGCCCTGGCTCACGGATTTGTTCGGGGGCGGCGGTGCAGCTCCGGCTGCAACGGCTATGTCTGCGCAGGGCAAAGCCAATTTGGACTACATCACCAACATGCCCACCCGCGCTGCTGGCGGCTCTGTCGTCGGCGGCAAGACCTATCTCGTGGGCGAACACGGTCCCGAACTCGTTACGCCCGGCCGGAATGGCTATGTGCATGACGCCGGAGCCACGGCAGCAATGATGGGTGGCAGTGGTGTGCCCAGCGTCTCTATTGCCAAGCTGTTCGACACACTTGTCGTTCAGGCGGCGCAGAATCCAGAAGAGACTGCTGATGCGGTGATTGAAGCCCTTAAGCGAAAGCTGAAGGACGCTTTGGGCGGCATTTATGCCGATGTCGAGTTTGGAGGCTGACCATGTTGTTTCAATTGGGGCCTCTGACCCTCGACACCTTCCCGATGGGGCCGGACAGTTTCAGTCGAAACTCCGGCGCCGACCTTGCCACCAAGCCAATCATGGGGCGGATGCAGGGGCGGGAATTTATGGGGCCATCCGATCAGAGCCTGACCATTTCCGGCCAGCTCCTGCCCACTAAGATTGGCGGCTTGCCCGATCTGGAGCAATTGCATGCTCTCTCATCGTCCGGCACGAAATTGCCGGTGATGCGGGGGGATGGCGTCATGCTGGGCTGGTTCGTGATCGAAAAGGTCACAGAGCAGCATAAGGATCTGACGGCGCTCGGCATCGGCTTTGTGGTCGCCTATTCGCTCAATTTGATCAAGGTCGATGCGGACAGCGCCACCGGATCGGCGCTGTCGGGTGGGCTGGTGGGCATGCTGCTCAATCTCTTCGAGGCATTGTGATGACCATGATCACGGTTACGCGCTCCCGCACGACGCTGGATCTGCTGCTTTGGCGTCAGTTCGGCATGGCCGGAGCGGCGCTTCTGGAGCAGGCGCTTGAAGCCAATCCCGGCCTTGCCGGTGTCGGTGCAGAACTGCCGATCGGGACGCGCGTTCAATTGCCGGAATATGCGCCTGCCATCGTCTCCCAACCGGTCAAGGTTATCGATCTTTTCGGAGAAGGCTGATGGTCGATAAATGGAAGGTCGACTGGAAGGTCGAAATTAACGGGCAGGATATGACCGCTGGATGGCAAAGTGTTCTGCAATCTATCGCCATCAACGATCAGGCTGGCGAGGCGTCGGATTCCTGCGATCTGCGCCTCGATGATACGGGTGGCCAGATATTGCTGCCGCGCAAGCGTAGCCCCGTCACTGTTACGATAAACGGGGCTCGCCTGTTTCGTGGCTTTGTCGAAAAGAGCGTCTTTGACTGTGACAGGAACGGCGGGCGGACGCTCAATGTCTCCGCCAAGGGGATGGATAGCGGTAGCAAGGTCAAACAACCGCAGAGCTTCAATCTCGATGACGCTGATCTGGGTACCTTTCTTGGGCAGATGGCCGACAATGCCGGGATCAATCTCAAGGTGGATGAGGGCCTTGCGTCTATTCAGCAGGATTATTGGGCGGCCGATGGTGAAAGCCTGATCGCTATGGGTCAGCGCGTTGCCCGCAAATATGGCGGAACCTTCAAGATCCGTGGCGATCAGGCGGTGCTGGCCAGGCGCGGTGCTGGTGCAGCTCCGGGCGGCGTGGCTTTGCCGGTGGTCGATGCCGTCTTTGGCCGCAACCTGGTCTCCTGCTCGATTACTCCGCGCGAGCCCCGGCGACAGTTCGGATCTGGGCAGGCGCGCTGGTTCGATCGCGCCAAGGCCGCGTTCGAAAGTGCGGATCTTGATTTCGGCAATGATGACTTTCCGGTCGTCAACATCCTGCGCCCGGCCTTTGCCGATGAAGATGAGGCGGAAGCTGTTCTTGATGCCCGGAAACGCGAAAGCGAATGGGAGGGGGGTGAAGGTTCGGCCAATCTGGATTTCACGCTTGGCGCTGTAGTCGAAGGGACGTGCCGGGTCAGTGGCATGCGGACGGGTGTCGATGGCACCTATGTGATTGCATCGGTGAAGCACAATGCCAATCGCAGCGGCGGCGCCTCGACCTCGCTTGAGCTGAAACAGCCCGGTGGCGAAGCCGGAAAGGATGGGCGCAAGGCTGGAGAAAGCAGTTTCGCTCTGCCGAGGCACGAAAGGCTGGGCTGATCAATATCGGCGCAAGATTGCTTCGATCTTTGCGCGCTTCGTTTCGGGTGCCGATTGCCAGAGATCCAGCAGGATCTGCTGCACGGCTTCCCTTGCTTTGAGCGCGTCTTCCGCCACGTCGGGATCTGCACTCAAGCTGTCGCGGTGATGGCCATGCAATGCCCGCCGGCACCGGATGATGAGCTGGTCAATCTCGGTGGGTGTCAGGTGGGCATAGGGGAGAGGTGCGTCGGCAACCACCGGCTCTCCCAGAATGTGTGTCAGTGACTTCGTGTCTGGCACCCTGACCATGAACCGGCCCTAAAATCAGCCCCGCTTCGGCGGGGTATTTCTTTTCAATAGATGGAGACCCTGCCTTGGATTTGAACCAAGGGTGCCGGGAGTTGCAATCCCGTGCGTAACGCTCCGCAACATGGCCATAGGGGTAGGGTCAATACGCAGCAAATGCTGTTCCCTCCATCCCCAATTTGGGGGATCAGAAGGCATGATCCTGCCTAAACCTTTGACTTGCGCCAGCCAGCCGCCCGAGCCTCTGCCTCCGAGCAGAACCAGCGTTCGCCATGCGAAGACTGGATCACCGTGTCATTGTAGTATTTCTGGCCCGGCACATGGTAGATGCGTTCACCTTTGGTGCTAACATTTCCCTTGATGTTGCAGCCGCCAGATTGAGCCAATGCGCCGACAGTACCAAGCATAGCGGTTAGGGCCGCTGCGCTAAGCCATCTCGCCAGTGTCATTTTCAGTTTCATTTGATGTCCCCCAATTCGTCTCGCATTGGGCAGGACTTACTTCTTCACGTCAACTACAGGAGGCCAATATGGGCCGTTCAATGTCCGACCGCGGGATCGCTGATCTCGTGGCTGATGAAGGCGAAGTGCTGACCACTTACCGCTGCCCAGCCGGGGTGCTGACCATCGGGGTTGGCTTGACCAAAGCGTCAGGCGTGGTGGACCCAAAGCCCGGCCAGACCATTTCACAGGTTGAAAGCCGGCGACTGCTGAAGGCTGCGCTGTCCCGTAATTATGAGCCGCGCGTGAACCGGCGAATGCCCAACGCCAATCAGCATGAGTTCGACGGCGCGACAAGCTTCGATTTCAACACTGGGCGCGTCCACAACGCGAGCTGGGTCGATCATTTCCTTGCTGGTGCTAAGGCCACCGCCGAAATCAGCTTCAAGAGCTGGAACAAAGGCGGGGGCAGGGTGCTGGCCGGGCTCACCAAGCGGCGTGAACGGGAATGGCAGACGATCCGAGATGGCGTCTATCATGCTGGGGCAACTGGTCCTGCCTCGTCGTTGACCGGCGCAGCTGACATCTGGCCACGCCTCAAGGCACTAGGCCACAAGGAGCCTACCGCCGTCGCTGCTGTCTTAGCTTTCCAGAAGGCTCATGGTCTCAAGGTTGACGGCCTAGTCGGGCCCGCCACGCGCTCGACGCTGATCCGCGCAGAAGAAACGAAGCGGGCAGGGCAGTCATCCGTTGCGGGCGGCGCAACTGGTGGCGTTGTCGGGGGCGGCGTCGAGATGGCGAATGACCCGACCCTCACCTTAGACGCAGCGCTGTCGGTTGGTGTGGGCGCTGCCATCTTCGCCGGCATCGTCATCGCCGGCTGGCTGGTCTGGAAATATCGCGGGTCGCTCTTTGCCCGACTGCCAGAGCCGTTGAAGGATTTTGCTCAGGACCGTGTCGGCATCACCATCGGTCGGCGTGTCGCCGTCTGATCCCCCAAGCATCTCCGTTCGACCATCCGCCGCCTGAGGGCGGTTTTTTCATGCGCAATCGAAAGGCTTGAGCCATGAACCTGCAAACCACAATCGCCACCGGCATTCTGGACACTGTTTTCAAGCGGGCTCTCCAGCCCGCCACGGAACAGGAGGCGCAGCGCGCACCTCAGGTCGCCTATGATGCGGCAAAGGAGCTGGCGCCCGTTCTGGTCAATCTGACCAACAATGAGCCGTGGTATCAGTCCCGTGTCACCTGGGGCGCCGTTGCCGCAATCCTTGGCGGCCTCGGCACTATGGCCGGGCTGGTCGCGGCTGGTGACTGGACGCCCAATCTCTGGGTTGCTGCCTTGGGCAGTGTCGGCGGCGGTGTCGGTACGATCTATGGCCGCTGGGTGGCGAAAAAGCCTTTGGGCCAGTGATTATGTGCGCGCATCTGTCCGGGCTGGTGCGCGCCTCTTTCTATCGAGGGGCTAGGCAGTGGCAGATCAATCCGAACTCTTGCTCAAGATGGTGGAGCAGCTTCGTGACGATTTCCGTGATGAGCGGGAAGCGTCCCGAAAAAGCCGCGCTGCGCTTCATGAGCGGGTCGACGGCATGTCAGAGGATATAGGCGCGATCCGAGGCGACATTCGCATCTTGGGTGAGATTGATGGGCAGGTGAGGGGTGAAATCCAGACGCTCAAAGAGACGGTTGAGAACAATCAGACCGACATTAAGCCCACTGTCGATGAGTGGAAGCGGATAAGAGCCGTGGGAATCGGGTTTGCCGGCCTCTTGGCCCTTGGTGGCGTTTCTCTCGGAGCGATGGCGGTCTATGCGGGTGAAACACTTGTGAACGCCATCCGTCACTGGTTGCGCATATCGTAGCTTGTTCTCTTTGTGTTCTGGTTATAAAAATCCGAACCTTGCGATGTAGCGAGGTTGCCAATGGCTGTTCCGGCACGCCTGAAATGGCGAAGAGAGGGAAGGGGTTTTAAGGCCTATCCAATGGGCTTCCATCAGCCAGAGCGTTGCGCGCAGGTCGAATTGATGGGGACGCATACTATTGCGGACACGGTCGGCGTGAAAATGTGGCGCTGGTCCGTGACTTGGCCTGGTTGGTTCGATCGTGGTGGCAGCACCGGCAGTAAACAAGATTCTGCGGACAGAGCTACGCAGGCCTGGTGGGAAGGTGTTGCCAGTCCAATTCCTCGAGACGTTAAAACCGAAATTGCCATCATAGCTGCGCGCGTTTTAGTGCTGCCCGTACCGAATAGTATTTACGGTGAAGACGCGCCGTTTCTGCGCTCGTTGCTGCAGACACTGCGCTTGCAGTATGACGAGGAGATGCAGCGCAACCAGTTGCCCGCACCAGTCAAAAATCTAATGAGCCAGTTATCGGAAGAGTTATATCGGAGGCGGCTGGCGGGGCAGTCTATGGATGAAGTCGATGATGCTGCGAGCCGATGGGGTGTGACGGGACACCCTAAATCAAGTTGA